GCAAAAATGTTGTGCAGTAAAAACACGCTTTTTTCGGTATTTAACCCCTGCTTTTACCCGTTTTTTTAATGGTTAGCGCACGAGTACCGATCGTCCAGGGCGCTAAATGACCCTTATGTTAAATAGGGCGTTATCTGGACAATTATCACTATTCATCAGGCTGCCATCCGGTGGCCTTTTTTATGCCCGCAATTCAGCTGGTGACTCATGAAATATTTCTTCACTACCCAACTCGGGCCGACCCGCTATGAGCTGGGGGACGGCTCGCTGTTATGCAAAGACGTGCCGATCGCCAGAACGGGAACGCAAAGCTATCTGGCTGCCGACTTGCCGGAGATCACGCCGGACGCTGACGGCGAAATTCTCGTCACCCGTACACCGGAGGAAGTGTTCAGCCCTGCAACGCTGGCTTCTTTCGAAGGAATGACCGTTGTCATCCTCCATCCAGAAGATGAGCAGGGCAACATCATGTTTGTTGATCCAAAAAACTGGCGTCAGCTGGCTATCGGGCATGTGACGAACGTCAGGCAAGGCACGGGTGAACAATCAGACCTGATGTTGGCAGACCTGGTGATAAAGGCTCAGGAAGGTATTCAGGCCATTTTCAACGGACTGACTCAGGTCTCATGTGGCTACGATGCCGAATATGACCAAACCGCACCAGGTAAGGCCAATCAGTACCAAATCAGAGGTAATCACACCGCGCTTGTGCCAAACGGTCGGGCCGGTATTCGCTGTTCTATTGGAGATAGCAAAAGTATGGCAAGTAAAGCAAAGCAGTGGTTAGCCAGCCTCAAAAAGGCGGTAAAAACCAAAGACTCAGCGGCTACCGAAGAGCTGATGGATAACGTACCCGAGAATATGGTTGGTGACGACGATGACACCACGCCAACGGTGATTGTGAAAATCGAAGGGCCGGACGCCGTCGCACCACTCGATCCAACAAAACCGACCGGTGACGACGACACCGACGTAGGCGCTCGCCTGACCGCGCTGGAAGCCACGGTTCAGGCACTGGTGGCAAAACTCACGCCCGCCACCGGAGACGCCGAGTCGGAAGAAAATGAAAAGGAAGAGAAGAAAATGACCGGTGATGCAGGTTATCAGCAGGACGTGCTGTCCCGCGCTGAGCTGATCATGCCGGGCTTCTCCCTGCCGGAAGGCTCGAAGATGGGAACGCTTAAGCGTCAGGTGCTGAACGCCGCGTTTAAAACAGCCGATGGTCGCAAGTTGATCGAGCCGCTGGCCGGGAAGAATACCGACTTCGACAAGCTTCACCTCGCGACGGTCGACAGCATTTTCAACGGTGCTGCCGAACTGGCTAAGAATCGCAATAACGGCCTGCAGGGCCTCGCCGCATTTTCCGCCAACGCCAACTCAACGGACGTTGCTGCGCTAAATGCTAACAACAAAGATTTCTGGAATAAGAAAGGGGCCAAATAATGACCGGTCAATCAATTCTCTTTACGCCTGATTTTGGCTACGCCGGGGCGCTGACCCGCCCGAATCACTCAACGGTCGAGCCTGTCGTGATGGATACATCCAACCCGTTCACCGCTGACGGTCTGGCCGGTAAGAAAGTGGGAGGCAAGTTTATCCCGCTGGCTGCCGGTGACGATGCGGCTGACCTCTACGGTATCCGTGTTCGCTCGTTTCCTTTTACGTCTGACAGCGATCTGGCACGCCAGTTGACCGGGACGTACAACCACACCGGCGACGCGCTGGTGCGTGGGTATATCGCCGTCAAAGTGAACGCAGGCACCGTTGCTGATAATGGCGCGGTCTACGTTCGCGTAAACGCAGGCACAGCTACACAGCCCATCGGTGGTTTTGAGGCGGAAGCCGACGCCACTCCGGAAAATACCGTGCTGATCACTAACGCACGCTTTATCGGCACTACCGATGCGAACGGCATCGCTGAACTCGCCTTCAATATTTAAGGAATGCACACACTATGATCACCTATGACCGACAGACCATCGATAATTCCGGTGCGTTCCTGCTGGGCCAGCTTGAGCGCTTTGACCCGACGCTGAACCTGCCATTATTGGCTTACACCTGGAGCCGGGACGTTGACCTGCGTGAAGACGTTTCCATCGGCGACCAGATGTCCAGCTTCTCCAACAGCAGCTTTGCGGCTCCAAGCTCCGTGGGTAATGACGGCGAATCGTGGATCAGCCAAAGCACTAACGTTATCCCTGGCATTGATCTCGACATCACCAAAACGACCCTGCCGTTGACAGAATGGTCGCGTCAGCTGTCTTGGACGGTGTTCGAACTGGCATCGGCGCTGCAACTGGGGCGTCCGATTGATTCTCAGAAGCTTGACGCCATGAACCAGATCTATCAGCTGAACGTTGACCGTCAGGTGTATGTGGGTAGTGAGATCCTGAAGATTAAAGGCCTGCTGAACCAGACCGGGGTCACCACCATTAACGCAACTAAGACGTGGGCAAACAGCACGCCAGACGAAATCCGTGCGTCCATTGACGATGGACTGACTACCGCATGGAAACAGACCGGCCGTGCCGTTGTGCCTGATTCGCTGCGACTGCCGCCGGATCAGTATGCGCTGCTGGTAAGCACCATTGTTTCTTCCGCCGGTAACCGTTCGCTGCTGGACTATCTGAACGAGAACACCATTGCGTATAAGCAAAACGGTAAGCCTCTGGACATTCAGCCCGTCAAATGGCTGGAAGCTGGCGGCGTGACGAATGCGAACCGCATGATGTTCTACACCAAGGACCGCAAATTCGTGCAGTTCCCGCTGGTGCCGTTGCAGCGTACCCCGATGGAATACCGTGACCTGCGCCAGTTGGTGACCTACTACAGCAAAGTGGGTGCGGTTGAGCTGCGTTATACCGACACCATGCTGTACGTCGACGGTATTTAACCGACCACCATATAAGCCCCGCAAGGGGCTTTACAGGACACTGCAATGAAGAAAATCCGCGTACATACCGCCTTCACCTTCAACAATCCCGACTACACCAAAACCGTTTATGCGCCTGGCGTTCACAACGTGAAAAATGAAGTGGCCGATCACTGGTTCACTCTGCGTCATGCTGAACCGGTAGATAAAACCGAAGCAACGGACGATGAGGGTTTGACGGGTCAGGTTGCCAGTTTGCAGACGCAGATTGCCGACCTGACCGCGCAGAATGACGATCTCACCGCGCAGGTTACCGCCGCCGCCAAAGGATTACTGGAGCGCAACGGCTTGCTTAGCGAGAAAGACCAGCAGATCGCCGACCTGACCGCGCAAATCACTGCGTTAACGGAGAAAACTGATGGAGCCAAAAAATAGCAGACTGCCAACCGTAGCGCAGTTCCGTAACGACTTCCCCCAGTTTGCCAACGCAACCACGTTTCCTGATGCACAAATCCAGTTTCGGCTCAGCCTGGCTGATGTCCAGCTTAACCAAAATCGGTTCGGTGCGATGTTCGTATACATGGTTGAGCTGTTCGTTGCGCATTACCTGTTCCTCTACGCGTCCGACAGTCGTTCGGCCTCGGTGGGCGGCGCGGGCGGAAGCAATAGCGGCGTTCTGACATCCAAATCAGTGGATAAGGTCAGCATGAGTTATGACACATCGGCCACGCTGAACCCTAACGCCGGCTTTTGGAATAACTCACGTTACGGCTCAGAGTTTTATCAAACGCTGCTTACGTTCGGCGCGGGAGGTCGGCAGTTATGAAATCCGGACTGACGATCAGAGCTGATAATGCGCGTTCAATTCTCGATGCGTTAAAAAACATCGGGAAGAAGGACGTGCTGGTTGGAATACCTCAGGCCGGAAATGCTCGGCAACCTGAGGAGGGAGAAAAGGCCACCATTGGTAATGCGGCGATTGGCTACATCAACGAAAACGGGTCGCCCGCGCAGAATATTCCGGCGCGTCCCCACCTCCAGCCCGGCGTCCAGTCTGTTCAGTCCCAGACGATAGAGAAGCTCAAGGCTGCGGCCGTTGCCACGCTGGAAGGTAACGCCGCTGCCGCTGACCGTGCCTTGAATTCAGCTGGCATTATCGCCGCACAGGGCGTTAAGCGGTATATGACCATCACCGGCTTTACCCCACTGGCTGAAAGCACGTTGGCAGCCAGGGCAAGGCGCGGGCGAAAAGGCGCAGCAAAAGAGCTTGCCAGCCGCGCCGCCGGAAATGCGGCAGACAATGCCAACGCCAGACCGCTGATTGATGAAGGTCAGTACCGGCGGGCCATAACCTACGTCGTGAGGAATAAAGATGCCGAATCTTGATGTAACTGAAATTTTGTCCGATCCGGACCTCGCTGATTTTTCGCTGATCGTGACGCGCAACGCTCAGTCTGTTGACGATGATGGTTTCCCCAGTAATGAGCCCACGAAGAAAACGTTTACCGGCGTAGTGACCGTTGACCGCTCACTCGAGGCTCGCCGTATGCAGGCGGGGCAGGTAGTGACCGGGGCAATTCTTATTGTCACCACCGAGCGGCTCACGCAGGGGCAGACCGGCCTAGATGCGGACATTGTGACGTATCAGAACCGTGATTATCGCGTGACGTTCGTTGATCCGTACACGGCTTTCGGTGCTGGTTTTGTTCAGGCGCATTGCGAGCTGCTTCCGTTTGATGGGGGAGCGCCAATTGAGCAATGACACCACTACTGCCGGATGGTTGACGCCGACCGGTGACCCGCCGGATGACGACGAGGCATTAGAGCGAAAACTCAGCCAGTGGGTGCGGGGCTTATCCGGATTGGCCGCGAAGATGGTGCGTCCACGGTGGACGCCGACTCAAGCCCCTTTGCTGCCGCAGGATACAAACTGGTGCGCCTTCGGGATTATCGATATTTCTGACGACGCTAACCCGGCATTTCAAAACCAGACCGATGATTCCGCCGAGATGTGGAAGCATGAAAAAATCGAATGCATGGCTTCGTTTTACGGGCCGGGCAGCCAAGGTATCGGCTCACAGTTTCGTGACGGGCTGAGAGTTTCTCAGAACAACGCGCAGCTCAACGCGCTCGGACTGTCGCTGGGGTCATACACCAAGCTCACTTCGGCCCCAGAACTGATTAACAACCAGTGGGTGAGGCGCTACGACATGATTATTCAGCTTCGTCGCAAACTCGTCCGCACCTACGGAATCAAATCCATCCTTTCTGTACCCGTTTCCATTACCGGAGATTAAACCATGCCACAGGGCTTACCTGTTTCTAACGTCGTCAGCGTTGACATCATCATGTCGCCGACGGCGGCAACGGGGCGCAATTTTGGCGCTCTGCTCATTCTCGGCTCATCCGAGGTTATCCCGATCACCGAGCGTATTCGCCTGTACAGCGCTGTTGAAGATATCGGAACTGACTTTGGCGTGACCAGTGAAGAGTACAAAGCTGCTACGGTATTTTTCTCCCAATCGCCAGCGCCTACTGAGGTTTATGTTGGCCGATGGGCTAAGACGCTGGCAACAGGCGAAAGCGGTACCGTTGAAACACTGCTTCAGGCCGTTAACGCCGTGCTGCAATACAGCAGCTGGTACGGAATTGGCATTGCTGACGGTGATGAGATTGCTGACGCGGACATGATTTCTGTCGCAACGGCCATTGAATCCGCCAGCGTCAGCCGAGTTCTGGCCGTGACGACGCAGGATCCGGACACAGCCGTTGCATCGGTGACCACCGATCTGGCAACCAAGCTGAAAACCGGCAGCTATAGCCGTTCATTTGTTCAGTACTCGTCTTCCAGCAAATATGCCGCACTCTCTGCGTTCGGTCGCGCGTTCACCGTCAATTTTAGCGGCAACAACACCACCATCACGCTGAAATTCAAGCAGGAGCCGACCGTAACCTACGAAACGCTGACCAGTTCTCAGGCAGCGGCCATTGACGGTAAAAATGCCAACGTCTTCGTCTACTACGCGAATGACACGGCAATCATCCAGCAGGGTGTGATGGCAAACGGCGATTTCTTTGACGAGCGCCACGGCCTCGACTGGCTGCAAAACTATGTGCAGACCAACCTATTTAACTTGCTGTATACCTCGACTACCAAAATCCCTCAAACGGATGCCGGTAACACCCGCATTATGACCAACGTTGAGCAGTCGATGGGGCAGGCGGTCACTAACGGCCTGGTCGCACCGGGCGTCTGGAATGGCGGTCCAATCGGGCAGGTCAGTCCGGGCGACACGCTGACTAAGGGATATTATGTCTATATGGCCGCCATCTCTTCACAGGCGCAGTCAGACCGTGAGGCGCGAAAATCCGTACCTGTACAGGTGGCCTGCAAACTGGCCGGCGCCATTCATTTCGCTGACGTATTAATCAACGTCGTTCGCTAAGGAAAAATCATGGGACATACCTACTCGTTTCTTGATGTGTCGTGCTCAATGACCGGGCCAACGGGGATCATTGACCTCGGCGCTGGTTCTGCGAACGCGAAGGAAGGTATTACGGTCACGATGGCCGAAGCCAAAAACACCATGACCATTGGTGCGGATGGCGAGGGCATGCACAGTCTGCACGGCGGTAAGTCCGGCACGATCACCGTCAACCTTTTGAAGACTTCCCCTCAAAATAAAAAGCTCTCCATCGCGTACAACGCGCAAAGCCTGTCCTCTGCGCTGTGGGGCAACAACGTGTTCGTTGTGCGAAATTCCGTTTCCGGCGATCTGGTGACGGCGCGGGGCGGGGCATTTCAAAAGGTGCCTGATTTCGCCAACGCCGAAGATGGCGCGACCGTTGCCTGGGTATTTGACTGCATCAAAATTGATTCACTGTTTGGGGAGTTTTAATCGATGGAATTCGAGATCAAGGGTAATACCTACAGGGTTGCCAAGCTGAGTGTGTTCGACCAGTTCAAAGTTTCCCGTAAGCTGCTGCCGGTGCTGTCCGGAATGCTCTCAGAGTTTCAGGCAATCAAAGGGCTGGCCGCGAAGGGCGACTCTGTCAGCATCATGGAGAAGGTGCTGCCGAGAATTGCGCAGTCGCTGTCGGACTTAAGCGACGCCGACGCTAACGCAGTGATCTTCCCCTGTCTGGCCGTCGTGTCACGACAGCATCAAAAAAGTTGGGTGCCGGTGCTGCAGGGTGATGCTATCGCCTTTGACGACATCGATATGCTGGGGATGCTGCAAATCGTCGGTCGCGTGGTGGGCGACTCGCTGGGAAATTTTTTGCGAGAACTCCCTACAGCGCCGACGCAGGAGCAGGCGGAGGCATAACGCTCAACTCTTTACCGGATAATCTGGATTTCATCATGCGCCCGGCCAAGGCCTTTCAGCTCGATATGAAAGACCTGAAGTCGGGCGCGGTTGATCTCTGCGATATCGCACTGATGAATGATTACCTCCAGATGGAAAACGATAACGAAGCGCGCATAGCAAAGTGGAGAGCTGATAACGATGGACGCTGAAACTATTAAGGATTTCCTCGTCAGTCTCGGTTTTGCTGTTGATGACGCTGGCGCTAAAAAGTTCGACGCTGTGATCGCTGGCGTGACGGCCAACGTGTTCAAAATGGCGGTTGCTGTTGAAGGCGCTGCGCTGACGGTGACAGCCTTTACGGCGAAGATTGCCAGCGGGTTGGATAACCTTTATTGGGCATCACAGCGCACTGGCGCCAGCGTGGCGGGCATTAAGGCGCTGGGGTACGCAGCCTCACAAACGGGTTCGAACGCCGAAGCGGCGCAGAGTTCGCTGGAAAGCCTGTCCCGGTTCATGCGTAACAATCCGGGCGCTGAAGGCTTTCTTAACCGGCTAGGTGTGCAGACGCGAGACGCCAAAGGCAACATGAAAGACATGGCGTCCGTGTTCTCGGGTGTCGGTGACAAGCTGAAGAGCATGCCTTATTACCGGGCAAATCAGTACGCGCAGATGCTGGGTATTGATGAAAACACGCTGATGGCAATGCGCCGCGGCATGTCCGGTTTTACCGCTGAATACTCGGCCATGTCGAAAGCCATCGGTTTTAATGCCGATCAGGCTGCCATTGGCTCAAACCGCTTTATGACGTCGCTGCGCGATTTCGGCGCGATGGCGGGTATGGCGCGGGACAAAATCGGCTCTAACCTGGCGGATGGTCTGGCCGGTTCTATCGATAAGCTGCGTAAGCAAATCCTCGACAACTTCCCAAAAATTGAAAGCACCATAACGCGGGGTGTTAAAGGCCTGCTTTGGCTCGCTGATGTTATTGGGCGAGTCGTGTTCCGGCTGATTCAGGCCGCCGGAGATATCCGGGAGTGGTGGAATCATCTCGATAAAGGTACGCAGCAGCTCATCGGCACATTCGGCGCATTGGTGGTGGCATGGCGCGTTCTTAACAGTGCGTTCCTTGCTTCACCTATTGGCCTGATCACCGCGCTAGGGCTTGCCCTGATAGCCCTGTACGACGATTACAAAACGTGGAAAGAGGGCGGAAAAAGCCTGGTCGACTGGGAGGAATGGCAACCGGGTATTGAAGCGGCTAAAAAAGGGCTGGACTGGTTCACCGATAAGCTAAACGACCTGAATACCGGCACGATCACCTGGAAGGACACACTAAAGAGCCTTTCTGATTTCATGAAAGGTGATTGGTCGAAAGCCATTACCGACGCCATCAATTATGTAAACCTCAAGTTCAACGGTTTCTTTGAGGAATTCGGTCGTAAGCTGGCGAACAGCCCGTTCTGGCGGCTTCTGCGTAAAGCACACATCATGTCCGACAAAGACACACAGGACATGCAAAACTTCTTTAGCGGTACCACACCCGAAGATAGTGAGCCTGAACAGCATGCCCAGTCAGTGCGTCGTCCGCGCGCTACTGAGTCAGGATCGAAGCTTCTCAACTTGCTGGAACCAACACTGAATAAGCTCGAGGGGCTTTACCAGCTGCCTGCCGGCTTGCTGAAAAGCGTGGCAATTACTGAGTCAGCCGGAAATCCACTGGCGCAATCTGGCGCTGGCGCAAAAGGCCTGTTCCAGTTTATGGACCCGACTGCGCGCGATATGGGCCTGAGCGGCAACGATGTGTTTGACCCGGTTAAATCAGCGCAGGCGGCCGCAAAATATCTGGCGCAGTTATTAAAGGCCAACGGCGGAAATTTGGAGAAGGCGCTCGCCTCGTATAACTGGGGTATCGGAAACGTCCAAAAATACGGAATGGCGCTGATGCCACAGGAAACGCGCAATTACGTGCCGAAAGTGCTCAGCAACATGCCGGGGCATGGCATGAATCAGCAAAACGAAACCAATATTTATATTTCCGGCGTAAGCGATCCGCGTGAGGCTGGGAATATTGTTGCTGATAAGCAAAACTCCGTAAATTCCAGAAACACGCAACAACTCAGGCGAGGTAACAGCTGATGGATGTTCTTTCGGTTTTATTCAGCCAGCGTTCCCGTCAGATAGGGTTAATTATTCCTGACGTGGTGATTACAGAGAAGCATAGCGATACGTTGGAAATCACAGAGCACCCTGTTGAGGTGCCGACTTCCACTACGGGCGGTGCAAGTGCAGACGGTGCCGGATTTATCGCCGAACATGCGTTTCGCCGGCCATCAGAAGTGGTGATGGAAACAGGTTTTTCCGGAGGCGGTTCGGTACTGGATTTCACTGACACATCTGGGCTAGGTCTGACACTGGGGAAAAGTCCGAAGGAAATGTATGAGGAGTTGCTCGCGCTTCAACGCTCCCGAAAACCCTTTGATGTGGTTACGGGCAAACGGCTGTATACCAACATGCTGATCCGCGTTCTGGATATCACGACTGACCGGACCAGTGAAAATGTTCTGATGGCAACCCTTACCCTCAGGGAGGTGATCACTACGCAAACGCAGGTGATCACCAGTGCCGGTAAAGAAAATATGACGCAGGGAGTGAATACCAGCGCGACGCAGAACACCGGCGTGAAAACGCCAAAGGTTGTAAACCAGTCCATTCTCAGCAGCCTTTTCGGGGGATAAATGGTCATCACAGAAATTCCGCTGTCAGCTGATAACCAGACGTTTAGCATCACGTTGAACGGAAACGTGTTAACGATGAAATTGGTCTGGCGGGATGCCATGGGGTGGGTGCTTGACCTGCTCAATAGCAGCGATACCGCGATTATCACCGGCATTCCCCTGGTCACGGGCGTAGACCTGCTGGCGCAATACTCCTTTCTCGGCCTTGGGTTCAGTCTGGCGATCGGGTGCGATGAACCCGGCGTAGAGTATCCCACTCAAACCGGCCTCGGTACAACGAGCCATCTTTATGCGGTTACGGAGTCATAATGTCTGAGAACTGGATGCGTCATTTTGAGATAGAGCTTTTGGACGATAGTGGAAACGGGATCGTGCTCTCTGACTTAAAAGTGACGTTCGATATTCAAAAAATGCCAGCCACCATCTTTAACGGTTTTGTTGGTAACTTCAAAATTTACAACTTGTCGCAGGAAACGCAGAACCGGATAAAAAAGAAAGAATTCGGGCGCATTCGTGTTATTGCCGGATACGATGGCAATGTGGATGACGCGGGAAATTATCCCGATCAGAATATCGGCATGATTTTTTAATGGTGAAATCCGGTTTACCGTGGCGGGTAAGGACAATATTACCGATACCTGGTTATTGATTCAGTCGATTGATAGCTGGAATGGGCATATGTACGCCGGGATGCGAACCACGATTGCCGCGGGCTGGACGTATGATGCTGTCTTTCGGGCAGCCATGAAAACCTATTCACCTTTCGGGATCACCATAGGCGTCGTCCCCGATATGCCCAAAACGGTATTTCCGCGTGCAAAAGTCATCGTCGGCAATACTTCCGACACGATGAATGATATTGCTGAAAAATGTGATGCAAACTGGTGGTATGAAAACAACCAGGTACACATCGTGCCAGAAACAAGATATCTGGATTACACCATCGTTCTCAATGCGAACACCGGCCTGATCGGTATGCCACAGCAGACCATGGGGGCAGGTATTAATGTTCGTTGCCTGATAAACCCAAATATTAAACTCGGTGGTCTGATCCGGTTAGACCAGGCCTCGGTATACCGTGCCAGTCTCTCGAACGAGCAGATAGGCATGTCGCCGGGCGTGCTGGGCGAAAACACATCTGACGGTAATGTGTACGTTAATGGCGTACCCGGTGACGGCCAATTAGCTGCGATAAATCTCGATGGTGATTACTTTGTCGGCGCTATTAACTATACTGGTGATACTCGCGGGCAGTCGTGGTACATGGATTTGCTCTGTCTGGCGAAGGGGGGAAGGGATAAACTTTCTCAGTCAACCATTGCACTCACTACGCCGATATCATGAAAAAGCTTGTTTTTGTTCTTATCGCCTTTGCCTGCCCAGCCATTGCATCCGTCACCTGCACTAAGACGGTTACCGGCACGACTTATTGCACGGGTACGGATAGCACAGGGCGAAGTGTAGACACGCAGTCTTTTACCACCGGCACCGGGACAACGCTTAAGACCGGGCGGGAGGGTAATAGTCAGGTTCATCGCGAGTGTTATACGACGAATACCGGTACAACGTACTGTCAATAAGAAAACGAAAACATACATCAACCCGCCACTGAGCGGGTTTTTTATTGCCCGGAGAAACACATGCCCGTATCTCTTGATTCTCAGGTTGGCGATCGCGAACACCTCGACGCCGCCCTGACCAAAGCCATTTCATCCGGTTTACGTGTTGCCATGCCGGGGATTATCCAGTCCTTCGACCCCGAAACGGTGACCTGCGTTGTTCAGCCAGCTATTAGCGGCACGCAAACAGATAGTTCAGGGAACGAGCAATCTGCGCCGTTACCTCTGCTATCTGATGTCCCCGTTATATTTCCGCGCGGCGGCGGGGTCACTTTGACGTTCCCGGTTAAAGCCGGTGACGAATGTCTGGTCATTTTTGCCGATCGTTGTATCGATTTTTGGTGGCAGAGTGGCGGCATTCAGGATCCGGTAGATACGCGTCAGCACGATTTATCAGATGCTTTCGCCCTTGTCGGCCCACAGTCACAGGCGCAGAAAATCAGCGGCATCAGTACCAGCGCCGCGCAGCTGCGTACCGATGATGGCGCCGCGTTCATCGAAGTGGCCGCCGGGCATAACATCACCGTAACCACTCCCGGCAAACTGGTGGCCAACGCGCAGGGCGGTACCGAAATCACATCACCAACCATCGTTCTGAACGGTGCGGTGACGATAAACGGTTCGCTGAGTCAGGGAATGGGGCCGGGCGGTGGTAATGCCACAATGCTGGGGCCAATCACCGTGACCAATGACGTTACTGCTGGTGGCAAGAGTTTGCAGAATCACGTTCACAGCGGTGTGCAGACGGGGAGCGGGCAGACAGGAAAACCGGTATGAGATATCGACGCGAAGACGCCAACGGTGATTATACGTTCGGCCAGGGCGATAATACCTTTCTGATTAATTCCCCCGAGACGGTGGCGCAGGCTGTTCAAACGAGATTCAACCTCTGGCGCGGTCAGTGGTTCCTCGATACGACGGCCGGCACGCCCTACATCCAGTCGGTTCTCGGCAAACAAAGCCCTGACGTTTACAACTTGGCTATCCGCCAGCACATCCTGCAGACGCAAGGGGTGAGTTCAATAATCTCCTTTGATACGTCCGTAAACAGCACCACGCGGCGCGTTACGTTTACGGCGACCATCGACACCATCTACGGGAAAACCGAAGTAACAAGCGAGGCATAATGGCTCTCAATCTTGACACACTGGGGTTATCGGCAACGGTAACAGCTCAGGGGATCAGCGCGCCTGATTACCAGACTATCCTCACCACGTTAACCGGCTACTTTCAGCAGATTTATGGCACTGACGCCTATTTAGATCCGGACAGTAAAGACGGGCAGATGATCGCTCTCTATGCACTGGGCATTCACGACGCGAACAACACGGCCATTGCTGTCTATAACGGTCAGTCTCCGGCTACCGGTATCGGTAACGGGCTGTCCAGCAACGTGAAAATAAACGGGATTTATCGCGACCCGGCGAACAACTCAACGGTAGACCTGCTGATCACTGGCACCATCGGTCTGGAAATCATAAACGGGTCCGCCAGAGACGCGAACAGCATTATCTGGACGTTACCTGCTTCGGTGGTGATCGGTACTGACGGGACTGTACTGGTGACAGCGACCTGTGCAACTGCTGGCGCTGTTGCCGCTCTGGCAGGAACTATCACAGTCATCAACACACCGACGCGCGGGTGGGTGTCAGTGACAAACCCGAGTGCTGCCACCGTCGGGACAGCTGCTGAAACTGATGCGGCGCTGCGGATCCGACAGGCGCAGAGTGTGGCGCTGGCCTCGGTTACACCGTTTGATGCGCTCGATGGTGCGATAGCTAACATCTCCGGTGTTACGCGGCACAAGCTTTATGAGAACGACACGGGCGCTGTAGATGCCAATGGCTTGCCTCCACATTCGATTACAGCCGTGATTGACGGCGGTGATGCGACAGAAATCGCGACAACGATACAGCTGAAAAAAGGGCAGGGTGTTACTCCGAATGGCACCACGCAAATTACCGTCGCTGATAAATACGGGAATCCTCACGTAACTGGGTTTAACCGCCCGGTACCAGTACCCGTTTATATCGCTATTTCACTTCAGGCATTTACGGGTTACACCACGCAGATCGGCGAAGATATTAAAACGGCCATCGCCGCATATATAAATGCGCTGACAATCGGAGATGACGTTCTTTTAAGCCGGGTTTATTCACCGGCAAATCTCGGCGTAGTGAGCGGCGGGGAAAGCCGATATTACGACATCACCAGCTTGCGGATTGGCAAAAGCGCGGCGACGGTTGCTGCCGCGAATATCACAATCGGTTACAGCGAATCTGCTACGTGTGATGTGAGTAACATCGATATAACGGTGACGGCATGAGTAAATATACTGACCTCATTACCAACTACCACAGCCAAAAGCCGCTTTTCGTTGACCATATCGACCTGATTACCCGACCGCTGAGTGATACCGGAAACGCAATGGCTGCGTTTATTACCGAATTTGATATCGATGAAGCGATCGGCGTGCAGCTGGATATTCTCGGCAAATGGATTGGCAGAACGCGAGTCGTTAGTCAGCCAATATCTGGCATTTATTTTTCCTTTGACACGGATAGTTTGGGATTCGATCAGGGCGTATGGCAAGGGCCATATGATCCTGACGCTGGATTTACGAACTTGAGCGATGACGTTTACCGAATTGTCCTCAAAGCAAAAATCGCAATTAACCACTGGAACGGCACAAACGAAACCCTACCGGCCATTCTCGATACCGCGCTGGCGGGTTCTGGTCTGACGATGCAGATCGTAGATAACCAGGACATGACGATTTCAGTTTGGGTATTTCCGGAAGTCGATATTTCCGATGTTTCGCTCGAGCTTATTGCGGCGATCCGTCAGGGATATCTGACGGTGAAAGCTGCCGGAGTATGGGCAGGCGATATACAGACACCCTCCGTAGAAACCCCGTCAGTAGGCAATAAGTTTTTCGGGTTTGATATGGATAACGATTACATAGCCGGATTTGATGATGGCGCATGGGAGAAAACACTGTAATGACTACAAATAACTTTAAACCGTTTGGGATTGGCAGCGGGGCAAATGTCACATCTCAGGAAGATTACGAAGCACTAGCGGCGCTAACCTCGGGGTTTGTTTCGGGTAAGGCGTCTTCTGCACAAATTAATAAAGCATTCAGACAAGCGACAGTAATGGCCTATGTTCTGGCGCAGTTTATTTCTGATAGTGCATCAGTAGATGTACTCGATAATGGAAACCCAGCACAGATTCTTTCTAACTTGAAGTCGGGGTTATTGTCATCTTCACCGGGAAGACTACTTTCACCACCAAAACCATTTGCAGTAAGTGGAACATATACACCGACCGCAGGAACAAAATTTCTCAGAGTCAAGGTTTGGGGCGCAGGAGGAGGAGGTGGTGGTGCATTAAGCTCTGCTGCTCAAGGGTCCACATCCGGCGGTGGAGGCGCATACGCAGAGACTTGGATGGCACTACCAGTTGTGGCAACCATACCAATAACAATTGGCAGTGGCGGAACTGCAGGTGGGGCAAACTCCACGACCCCTGGAGGGGCGGGAGGAAGCTCATCGTTTGGGACATACCTTATCTGCCCAGGAGGACTGGGGGGATCTGCAACAGTTCCAGGAGCTGGAGGAGCAGCTCCAACCTCGACGATTCTTTCTTCAAGCGGACAGGCAGGACAAGGATCAATCACTGGTTCACTTTTGGGAGGCCAAGGTGGTGCTTCCTTCTCATCATTTGGCGGATTGGCCCACTATGCCACAGCCGGAGATGCGGGAGGACTACCCGGTGGTGGAGGTGCCGGTGGCACATCAGGGCAAGGTACTTATGGTGGTGGCAAAGGAGCGAACGGATACATTATTATTGAGGAATACGCATGATGAACAGTTGCTACGCTGTAGTATCTGAAATAACAAATGAAGTGATTAATACCATTATCGCAGATTCAGATTTTGGTTGTGAAGGGTGTTATCTCATTGAAATAGAAGATTCTATTCTGTGCCAAACAGGTATGTATTACAACCAAAAGGATACGCAATTCTATTATGATCAAAACTTTTCTCAGGCGGGAACTCAGCCCGCTTCAAGTTGAAATCCCTGAGAATCATGTTAGGATTATACTGATTGACAGAGGGGTTGGTGCCTCTTTGTTTAAATTCATCAAGGAGTTGCAGAATGCAAGCATCTGTAATATCAGCGGTATGTGACACACTGTCAATGTCAGCAAACGATCCTATTGTAGAAATATGTGTCATCAGCGCTGATGATGTTCAAAATGAATTGATCTCTGACATGCGTGTTGCTACTGAGTACAATTACGAAATGTACGATATCATGAGAAAATCGGAATATCCTATTTTTACTTATTAATAGTCTTGCCTTGAAAACCCCGCACATAGCGTTAGCGGGGTTGTATAGCACAAGGCAAGCATAAGCTTCTATTTTATATTAAAAGTTGAAAGTATGTCGTTAGTTATATTAATAGCAGCGTCCCTAGTAGGGAATAGCTTTTCTATGTTCTCGATTTGTTTATCCTTTAGAGAAGGGATTTCTCCTGAGAAGTAATTATCTATTAATCTCTTAACTCCTCCAACGTCTGTCTCAGAGTAAAAACCGCTAGAAAGAACATCTCCGATATTGTTGAAGTCGGTATGGTCTTCCCTTTCCAAAAATATTATATCCTTATGTAAGAATTGACATTCCATTAACATGCTAATGCCATCAGTTATAATTAGATCGCAGGCCGATGATATTTCTGCATACTCGGCTCCATAATAGGAGTGACAATTATCCAAGCTATCCCAAGAGGTTATAAATTCTTCATACTCTCCATCAGGGATTGGCGACATATCCCCAGTCAGTTGCGTTACCAATGCAGGATGAGGACAAAAGACGAAATCGACTTCTTTCATCGACCGTGCGAGAGCTAGCATATCTCGCCACACCCATGGGAACATACCAAAATCACTCCATCCTTTAGTTATGCTGTGATGAGGAGACCAAAGTATTCTCTTATTCTCATTGCTACGAAATGGCCAGGATGGTTTAACACTTAAAAGATATTCGATTTTAGGATGACCCACGACCTTAAACTGTCTTCCACCCATAGAACCATTGGTTATTGCATTTTGTTTAACATACTCGCTTGAACAATAAGTTCTCCAACTCTTTCTATGGTATGGACTATCAACTGCAGAGTCTTTTATGTCACCTGTATAGTTAGCATTTTTAATTATATTTGATATCCCATAAGGAACTATTGCCAGCTTGGTAAAATTTAGATTGTCAGATGAAAGGGCTGGTGGGTAATCCGCATCCCATTGAGACTGCCTAAAAATTACGTCCGGGGATATAGACACCAAAATATCAAGAGCCTGATAGGAGTCTTGCATTCCCAACCTAATATGATGGACGCCTTGCTCTGCTAAAAATGAGTGAACTGCTGGCTCGCCTTCATAAGAACTTTGACCTGGGAATTTTTTATTAATAGAAGCCACAATAACTTCTACTTGATCAACTCTAGATAACTCATCGACCAATCCACCTATGGCATGCCATGAGTTTATATTATTAACTAAAAATAAAACCTTTGGTTTTTTAATGGTTAATTCTTTAGTGTTCTTTGAGATCGAATTCAATACCATTCTACTTGATGTTAGAGATGACTTCATCTCAGAGAGATTTTGTAATGGCTCTACTTTGTCACTAACAACTTGGATGCTATTTATAACTGAGCTAAATTCACGGTTAGCTACATTCAAAAAGTTCTGATTTGAGAAGCTATAACTTCTTTGCAGATTATATTAAGCGAATCAATCCGTTGACGAATTTCTTCTTGACGTTGTATGTAGTTTTTCATGGTTCTTATTTAAAGAGAATACAATAGTTTCAATGCTATTTAATTTTTCGTTATACTCATATGTC